TTCTACACTAAGAATATACTTCTTAATGAAGGTATGAGAGCATGGATGTCATCTGTTGACCAACCACATGAGAACTTTGTATTCCCAGAGGAAGTATTACCTCGTGGTAACGCATTGTAATTCATAACAAAATCTGATATAATAAGGGGGTATTGATACCCTCTTTTTTTATGATAACTATATTTGCAATAGCATTAATTTGTATTATAATTACAGTAGTAACCATTTACAGTTATGATCCACACAGATAACATAGAGCACTCTGATTATTGGTACGATTACACTCGTAATGATCCTGATAGAGAAAACCCTTTTACTGATCCAAAGGATAAGGAAAGAGCAGAGAAAGTTGTTGCAGACATAGATGACATGTATGCACATCACTTTATAGATGATACAATGATGGGAACTATAAGTATAGGTGGCACTGAATCATTTGATCTCATGCCTTATCCTTATACTATGCCTGGCACATTATCACCACAGATGAGACAGGAGATCAAAGATATAATAAATGAAGTATTAGATGAGAGGTTAAAGCACAAATGAATAACTATGGAATAGAAATTTTATTCTGGACTATACTAGGAGTCTATCTTCTAGCAAAGTTAGGAGTGTTTAAGAAATGAAAGAAGACATCCTACCTATCCTTATGAGGTACTTTAAAGTATATCGAGGTAAAGAACAAAACTATAAGAACATCTTTCGATGTTGTGATGAGTTAGTGGAGAAATTAAAATGAATTGTTGGCACTGTAATACTGAGTTGATTTGGGGATCAGATTTCTCAGGAGAAGACTATGGATGTGAAGACATTGCCATAGTTACTAATCTATCATGTCCAAAATGCCACTCTACTGTAGAGGTTTACTTACCAAAAGATGAAGCTCTATGATTATAATGGGTTCGACCCAGACTTTAAAAACTTCTTTGGAAAATTCACAAACCCAAAAGATTATTCAGTAATAGAACTAGGTTGTGGTAATGGTTCTCTATCATATTACATTGAGCAATTAGGTTTTGATGTAACAGGAGCAGACATTGAAAACAATTTAGAATATTTTATTACTAACTTTAAGATAGATGATGCTCTTAACTCTAGGTTAGATAAGAAATATGATTTTATAATAGACAGAGGACTCATACATAATCTTATTCGTGAAGAGACTGTTGACAATTACTTCGATATGATTGATAATATTACACATGAAGATAGTGTTATATTATTAAAAGTGTTGAGTCCTTATGAACTTAGATGCAATCCTCACTTCGATCAACCCAACGGTCCTTATCGTTTCAGAGAAGAGGAACTAGAAAATCTCTACATAGACAATGGTTTTAGATGTTCTGTGTTAAAGGATACATACTTTTATGGTAATGCAGAACCACAACTTAGAGCATACTTTAGTCTTTATGAAAAATAGTATTTGGAAAAATTACATAGAATCTCTCTACGAAACCTTCCCTGATCTAGTATGGTCAGAGACATGGGCAGACTGGGATTCAAAAGGTGCTACATTAAAAGCAGACATTCGTAAGAGTAAACAGTTTATAAAAGCAAGAGAAGTATTGATACAAGATAAAAGATCTGACATCTATAATAATATATTGTATCCTAAGACAGGTGCAAACTTACCTTGCTTTGGTATGGACTTGATGAAATTTAGTGAGAAGAAAGTTATAATAGTATTTGATTTCCAACATCCTAAAGAAAACTTTTTGTATTCTGTAGAGGGATTACCAAAAGACGATGGTAAGTATAGGTTCTTTGAGATGGGTAATCATTTCTCTGAAAATATATTTGTTCGCTACTGTAAACCAGAGGAGGTAGATAATTATTTGACAATGTTTAAATTATATCTAAGAAATTATAAAGAGATGCTTGACTTCTGGAAACCAGAAGGGGAGGATACTACAGAGTATAAAGACTTTGATACATACATGACAAAGTTAGATCCAGTTAGAGGATACCTCAAAGCAAAATTTGGTGAAGAGAAATCCGACTCCTTTGTTAAAAATTATCTATTCAGTTACTCATGACTATTGCACAAACAAACATACTTTGGAAAATCGAAGTACATAAAATTCATATCAAAGAGTGGGCAGAAAACAAAGAAAGGATTCTTGGTATGGTTCCTTGGGATGATAAAAGAAAACAACAAGAAGAGATTGAATGGACTGACTACCATCAACAGGGAGGAGATTTTGCAGAGCATTATTCAAATCGTCCTCGTTATGAACCTGCTTTCATGGAGATAGTAAAACCTTACCTTGGTTTATTCTTACAAGAATCTGATTATAAGTTTTGTGATATAACTAGGTGTTGGTTACAAAGATATGCAAAACATAACTTTCATGCTCCTCATGATCATGGACCTCGTGGTTATGCATGTGTGTTTTATGCTGAGATGGATCCAACAGTACATGGTTCTACTGAATTCTTACAACCATCTCCAAGTTTAGATGGTGGAAAAGGTATGGAATCTATTCAAGTTGTTGAAGGAGATCTTATACTCTTCCCATGCAATCTATTTCATCAATCTCCTCCTCATTTTAGTGACAAGTATCGAACTGTCATTGCATTCAATCTTTATTGATGACTATTAAATTATATCCACCTGAGTTTTTATTCCCAACAAAAATACTTTCATCAGAGGACACAAACTTTAGTTCCTATAGAGATGATATGATACAGTGGATGATAGATTATTCATATAAACATACAACTGTTGCTAAAAGTAATCAAGGTGGTTACCAAAGTCCTGACCAATTTTATCTGGAAGAATCATTTGCTCCATACTTAAATAGAATATCAGAACATTTAATCTCTACTATAGATGAGTATACTAGAGATGATAGATCATGTTTGCATTTAGATGATTTAAAATTATCTAACATGTGGTTTAACTTTAACTATGAGAACTGTTATAATGTACAACACACTCATCCTGGTTGTGTGTTGTCAGGAGTTCTTTGGATACAGATTCCAGAAGAACAACCAATTATATTCTCTTGCTTTGATGAGTTTACTCGTGCTACCTATGAAAAGTTTACCAATGAATCATTAGTTCCTAAAGAGGGACAGTTACTTTTATTTCCTGCACACCTACCACATAGAGTAGATATAAATCGTAGTAAGAACACAAGAATTTCTATTTCATTTAATATAATAAGAGTATGAAAATTGTAGATAACTATTTGCCACAAGATTACTTTGATCATTTAAAGAAAACAATACTAGGACATAACTTTCCTTGGTTGTATGAGGCAGAGGTTGCTAATGTAGGTGAGAACCAAGAAGAACATTTTTATTTTACTCATAGAATATATGAGAACTATCAACCTACCAGTTCATTCTTTCAAGAATGTATTCCTTTCTTTGAACAGATAGAAATGGATGCTATTGTCAGAGCAAGAGCATTATTATATACGAATCAAGGTAAACAAATTGTACATGAGAAGCATACTGATTATAATTTTCCACATAAGACTATTGTATTCTATATGAATACTAATAATGGTTACACAGAGTTTGAAGATGGCACAAAAGTAGAGAGTGTAGAGAACAGAATAGTCTTTTTTGATGGGTCGATACCGCATAATAGTTCTACTTGTACGGATCAAAAGGTTAGAGCAGTAATATCCATTAATTATTTCTGATAAATAACTTAGAAGCGTCTGTCTAGATAATGCCTACAGCAATAAAACCAAAACGAAGTACGACCGTTGGACAGATACCAGGTCTGTCCGATCTCCAAGATGGAGAAATGGCGATTAATATAGTAGACCAAAAGATCTACATTCGCAGCGGTAATAATATTGAAACTGTTGCATCAGCAGCAACAGGTGCGGTTCCAGTCTGGACATTATTAAACACTAGCGGTCAAATGACTGTCAACAAACGCTATGTTATTGACACATCATCCGCAGAATTAACATTTGCTATGCCCACTGTTGGTTTATCCATCGGTGATAGCATAGAAATACATGATGCCACAAACAACTGGCATATAAATAATGTTATTATAACTGACGCTGTGAACAAATTTAGAGATCATATCGGAAATCTAGAGGATCCTCCTCTTATTTTAGATGTTGCCTCTATCACTGTTATGCTTTTGTGGAACGGATCTTATTGGAACATCATTAGCTAATGGCACTAACACTAAGCAACTCTCATTATCAACCCAAGGATTCAAAAGGATACTATGTGTATGCTTTGAGAAGAGATTCTGAAGATATGCTGCATCTTACTAAGGTAAGTACCGCATCAACTACAGAAACTTTTGATCCTTTTAGAACAGATGGAACTCAAGTGGAAGGGTTTGGTGACTACCAAGATTATGTGGAAGAAACTACTGAACAAAAATCAGCAAGCAACAATCCGCAAGATAAATACCAACAGATTCGTTTTGATAGACGAAACATTAATTATTTCCTAGACACTGAAGGATACCTTGTCCTGCAAGTCAATGGATCCCACACATACTCAGGACCAGTATAGAGATTACTAACAATGGCAGAATTTAGACTTGGCAGACTAAAGTTTAACTGGAGAGGTGACTGGACAACAGCCACCGCTTTCGTTATAGATGACATCGTAAGATTCGGTGCGAACTCTTATGTCTGTATCGGTAACCATACCTCAGCAGTATCACAATCTGGATTTTCTGGAGATAGTGCTTACTGGCAACTTCATACAGCAGGTTTTGACTACCAAAACGAATGGGCAACAAATACATCCTATGTCCCAGATGATATTGTAAAGGAAGGCGGTAACTTATACATTTGTACAAACCAACATACATCTACAGGTGTAACAAGTAGTTGGTATTCTAGTGACTTCCCTGCACATTGGGCACTATTCCAAGAAGGACTTAACTTTGTTGGTGCATACACAACTAATACTTACTATGGTATTAACGATGTTATTACCTATGGAGCAAGAAGATATCGTACTACAGTTCCATTCCAATCTCCTGCAGATCAGACTGCCACTGGTGTAGGTAACACATCTGCTCATGATATGTTGGGAATCGGATCAGATTTATTCTTCCCACCAGAGCAAAACTTCGCAGCATTTGATAACGGATATGTAAACGAAGGTTCATATATTGACACTACAAGATATCAAAGAGGTGACATTGTTGAGTATAAAGGTTCAACATATGTTGCTATCAGTACAAACCCATATGGATTACAACCTAACGAAGCTACATCTGATTGGAAGTTCCTTAACTTAGGTATCGGTACAGGTGGTAACGATGCATGGGATCAGACACAACAATATTCTAAAGGTGAGCTTGTAAGATTTGGTGGTAACACATATCAAGCTGACATATTAAAGATTGAAGCATTCCAAAGACCAACAGGTATTGGTAGCACCACATCAGACTCAGGTGTGAATGGTTGGTCACTATTACATAGAGGATTTAACTGGACAGGTGCTTACACCACATCCACATACTATGAGATAGGTGACATCGCTGAGTTCCAATCATCAGCATACATCTCAGTTGCTTCTACCAATGTAGGAACAACACCAGGCACAGACTCTACAATATGGCAAGCATTTGCTATCGGAGATAGTGCTGCACTACTAACAACTAAAGGTGACTTACTCACAAGAAATGGTACAGGTCCTACAAGACAGGGTATTGGTACTCAAGGTGCTGTATTAAGAGTTAGTTCTAATGATGAGATTGAATGGAACTTCTCAGGTAAATTAACTAAGACATACTATGTTGACTCTGAATTAGGTAATAATAATAACTCAGGAGAGACACCTGATACTTCATTCAAGACTATTAGTTTTGCATCAACATCAACTAACCCAACATACGATATTACAAACGCAGTTTATGATGAGTCAACTGGTATCACAACTATAACTGCTGCTAACCACGGATTATTTGCAGGACAAGAGATCAAACTTGTTGGTTTGATGTTCACATGTAACTATGGTTTATCAACTACATTCCCATCAGGTGCTGAAGGTTACTACTTCAATGTAGAATCAGTTACTGACTCTAGTACATTTGTAACTCGTGTAGGTCCTTCAACTATCGCACACCAATATGTAAGTGGTGGTGTATTAACAAACGCTGCTCCAGTTATCTTGAAACTATCTGCAGGTACATTTAAAGAGACATTACCAATTACACTTGGTAAGAACTTCTCTATTGCAGGTGATGTTCTTAGAGGTACTACAGTTGAACCTGCTGCAGGTGTATCTACTGATGGTGTTACACCGAATGATCGTTCAACAATGTTCTTCGTGTCTGACGCTACAACGATTCAGTCAATTACCATGAAGGGATTGAAAGGATTTGACTTTGATGTCAATGATCCATTCACGACTGATAAGATGCAACACAAAGTCGGTGTTGGAACTACTTCTTGCGGTGTTTATATTAGACTTAACCCTAACGAATCTATCCTAACAAGATCTCCATACATTAAAGACTGTACTACATTCTCTGATGTTGCTAATGATGGCACAGGTCATGGTGGTGCTATCGGTATCTTTATTGAGGGTGGACGACATCATCTTAACCCAGAAGGAAAAGGTTATAAGTCAATGGTGTTTGACGCATTCACCAACATTAACTCAGGTGGTATCGGATTCATGCTAGAAGACGATGCAGTTGCTGAGGTTGTGTCTTGCTTCACTTACTATTGTGCCTTCGGTTACTTCTCTGATGATGGATCTGAAATCAGATCACTATCAGGTAACAACTCTTACGGTACTTACGGTGCAGTTGCCGCAGGATTCTCTACTCATGAGGTAGCAAGACCAGGTAAGTTGTTCGGTGATAAGATGGAACTTGTCACAGGTCAGACAACAGGTACAATTTCTGTTGGTGCTACGATGCGTGGTACTGAATCAGGTGCTCGTGCTACACTAACTAACGACCAGTCATCTGCTGACGCATTATACTTCAAGTATCCTACAGGATTTGGTAACACTGGATCAAACCCAGTCAACGCAGCAGTCGGTGTTGGTACTACAGTATTCAAACCTGGCGAATTTGTTGAGTTCGATTCTGTCGGTGCAGGTGCTACAGGTAGAACTAAGATTGCAACTGCTTCAAACTCTGTCACAGGTCAGAAAGATATTCTATTAGAGGTTGCAGGATTAACAACTGCACCTATAGTCGGTGACTCCATTGGATTTACTACAATCGGTATGGGTCAATCAGACACTAGTTCCTACATTGTTAGAACACAAACTGACTTTGTTCAACCAACTAAGGTAACTGTGTTTGATGCACAGTACACACCTCAGTCTGGTATCATGACAGTCTTTACTGTTGAGGCACACGGATTATCATTCGGAGACTTTGTACAAGTCAAGACTGGATCACTAGCATTCATATGTCCTGATGGTGGAACTGCAATCGCACAGTCATCTGCTTATCCAAGAGCAACTGACCCAATCGCAGGAGTACCAGTTCAAATTTCTGGTGTAGGTAATACATTCTTCGAGATACAAACATTAAACGCAAAAACTATTGGTAACGGTAGAGCAACAGAAAATGTACCATCAACTTCAGTTGGTGTTCATACATACATCGGTTCACCTGGCGGTATTGGTAAGACTGCGTATCAAGCAATCACTCTTGGTGATGGTAGAGCAACACTTTCTATCGCACCAGGCAAGGGATCTGCACCTATCATAGGTAATGATGGTCAAGCATTCTTAATGAGAAGTAAGTTCTCCAAGATTAGATTGACTGGTCATGACTTCCTATTAGTAGGAACAGGTAACACTGCACAGACTACATATCCAAATGTTAATGAGAACGCTGCTTCTCAGGGTAATGAAACCAATGTGGTCGCACCTGGTAGAATCTTCTTTGTATCAACAGACCAAGGAGGTAACTTCAGAGTTGGAGAATACTTCTCTGTTAACCAGTTAACTGGTGCTGCTACCTTGGACGCATCCGCATTCAACTTATCTGGTTTGACTGAGTTGAAACTGGGTGCTATCGGTGGACAGGTCGGTGAATCTATCGCTGAGTTCTCATCCGATGAGACAATGGGTGGAGATTCAAACTCAGCATGTCCAACAGAGAAAGCAGTTCGTGGATTCCTCACAAGAGGTCAGATGGATAACACCTCTGGTATCTTAGTTCCACCAAGAGGAGCTCAAGCAACTAGACCAACAGGTGCTGATCTAATAGAAGGTGGTATTCGTTACGATACTGACGCAAACTCAGTTGAATTCTATAACGGTGCTGCATGGTTACCATTAGGATCATACGCATCAGTAGATGTGTCTGGTAATGGTACTACACTTTCCAATAAGGAGCAAGCATTCTGTAACACATCAGGTGGTGCATTCACAATTACCTTACCTGCATCTCCAGTCAAAGGAGACAGTGTTAGAATCTTCGATGTCAACAAGACATTCGATACACAAAACCTAACGGTTGGAAGAAACGGTAAACCAATTATGGGTGACGCTTCTGACCTAACAGTATCTACTGAAGGTGCTGCATTTGAACTTGTGTTCTATGATAATACACAAGGATGGAGAATCATCACAGTTTAATTCTCACGGGAGTCTAGGACTCCCTTTTGTCATATTTTTTCTAAATACTAATACCATAGAGTATAACAAATGGCTGACTATCAAACTTATAAGAAAATAAACGGGACGAATGCTCTGATAGATGGCACTGTCAACGCAGATAAGACGACTGGATTAGCAACTGCTGTTGTGAATCAGAACTATTATTACGACTGCTGCTACTGGGATCCTACGAATGGTGGTTGCTGTTATCTATGGACGGTTCCTGCAAATACACAGACTATTAAATTCGAGATCGTAAGTGGAGGAGGATCAGGAGGTCCTGGTCGATGTTGTTCATCAGGATATAACCCTGGCGGATCAGGAGCATACGGTATTAAAACATTACACGCATATGATGGAGACTTTACACCAGGATCATCACAATATACTATCTGTGCTGCAGCGTCAACAAGATGTTCTTGTTGTGGATGTTGTGTAGGTAGAACTGGTTGTGGATTCTGTGGGTGTACATCTTATGTTCAAGGTCCAGGTTTAAATAACTTCTGTGCAACAGGTGGATCATGGGGTCACCACAAGTGCGGATCATGGTGTTATACTTGTAAGATGCAGACACAGTGTAACTGGTGTCGTAGTGAGGTACAGGGTTGCGTTTGTGGTAACTGGGACTTTGCTCTCGGTGGAATCAACGGTTCAGACTCTGCTAACCAGTACTGTAACACTGAGCACTACCCACAAACAGGTGCAGTACCAGGTCCTTGGGGTGCATCATTCGTTAGAGGTCGTGCGAAATGTGGTTCTGGTAACACTGTTGGTTGTTGCTACGGTCACGCACTATTCCCAGGCGGTGGTGGATTTACTGCAGGTACTGAAGGATCTAACTGTTGGGGAAGTTTCGGTGCAGGTGGACTAGTTGTTGTAACATACTGGTCATAACTAAATAACATATGAGAGAGAACACTCGAACAAACAATGTCTACACAAGTAAGTAAAACTTTTATCTTTCCAGTACCAACGCAATGGTTGGGACAGGAACAAGATGATGCAAACGCAGGAGTTGCAACATATAACGGACCTAAAAACTTGAAGGTCTGGTTAAGGTATGATGCCAACGGTAATAAAACAGATGAGATAGTTGATACAGTTGATCCAACAAGGTCAGACTATCCTGATCCATTACCTGCAGACATATATGCGGTTGATCTAGATGCAGACTTGTATCCAGAAACTGCTGCTGCATTGTATGGTGGTATCGCAGGTCCTTTACACATAGAGGTTCAAGCAGGTCCTTCATCAGACCCTAACCCATATATTGAAGACCCTGCACATTTCACAGAAGTATATGACATGTGTAGTTTTGGTTGGGATCCAAATCTAAACTCAGGTGCAGGTGGATGGAAAACACCAATATATTCACATGAAATTGATGATGTAGAGGGTAGTGACACAACATTTGGTTGGGAGTGGGTACGAAGAATTAGAAACAACATGTTAACAGCATGTGACAATAGAGTTCCTGCAGACGCAGCAAACACAGCATTTGCACAAACTTGGAAAGATTATCGTCAGAAGTTAAGAGATCTTCCTGCTGATTGGGTAGGAGTAGGTACAGCAACACACTTGATAGTGTGGCCAAGAGATCCTGACATGGTAATTAAGGACGCAGAAATTAAAGGATATAAAGAACAGAATCTTGCAGAGACAGACCCCAACTTCTATGATGGTGTCTTGCCTGGCGAGAATCCAGATGCCTAAAACAAAATTGACTTTTTAGTTACAAAATTCTGGAAAAATTTTTTCCAGAATTTTTTTGACCCTTAAGATTTTTTCAAGATGGAAGACCATGTGAATTATGAAGTAAAGAGAACTGG